TAGCTGCATTTGGGTTATTTACTAATAATGATCCAAATATTTGGTTAGCTAAAGTTGTATTAGCAATAGTTGAATTAATAAAAGTAATGTTACTTGTATTTACTTCTGTAATAGTATTAGAAGGAGCGTTTGCTCCTACTCCTCCACCAACATAATAACGTATAGTCAATGTTGTATTTGAAGGAGCAATACCGTAACTATCAGTAAAAATATAATTAGTTGGTGAAAATGCGGTTGTTAACTTATCTTGTTCACTAGGTAAACCTAACCCAACATTATTTGGGTTTGGTATTAATTCTTCAGTAACATCTAATGGGTTACCTGAACCAAACTGTAATTGTAATGTTGATTTGTTTAAAAATCTAGTGGCAAAACGTTTTGATACTTGTTTTGTTTTTAATAAATAAGCTATATTAGTATCAGAGGATAAATTTGGATCATTTGGGTTTGAATTTTTAATACTATCATACACAGCATCCTGAGCTAAGTAATCAACTTCATACCATTCATCTCCATTAGAGTCAATACAATCTAATATACCTATTATTTGATCATCATTGATAAGTTTATTATTAAAAGGTATAGGGGTAGTAAATGAAAAAGAAGTTGCTTTAATAGTAGCTGAAATTGCTTGTCTAGTCTTTTTTAATAAAAAATAGGTAGGATTAGTACCATCAGTTTGGTATATACTAACAGAAGTTTCATCCATAGATCCACTTGAAGAAAAATCAACTTTATCTTGGATAACAAATTGTAATGATTCATTTAAACCAGAGTTAACAACTGTTGCTTCGGGGATTTGTAATGCGTATGTAAAATCCGGAACTGATTCTCCAACACCATTAACAGTAGCAGGAACTTGTTGATATATGTCTAATTCAGTAGTAGCAGCTGTTGTTGCTTTGGGTTTATATCCCATCATATACGCTAAATCATACAGGTTTTGTGTCTGTCGGGCATATTGTATAAAAGTTTCTTGGAATTGATTATCTACGTAGAAAGACATTACATCCCCAACATAAGCTGCCATTTCCATAAACATCATTCCAGGAGAAGATGGGGAAAAATCACTATAAGTATTTGGGAAATAAGTTTTAGTATAATCTATAAGACTATTTTTTAGAGAAGTAAAATCTCTATCTATATATTTTATGTCTCTTTTAGTTGCCATTTTATAATTGTATATTTATTTCGTCTTCAATTCCAAAATTAGTTGCCACATAGGTTAATGTAATATCTAGTCTATTAAAATCTTCGTTTCTATTAATATTTATTTCTTTTATACTAACAAAAGGAAAGAATTGTGTGCATTCATCTTGCATTATTTTTTTAAGAGTATCTTCAGTTATTTCGGTTATACTTTCAAATACTGTATTGAATAGTATACTACCAAAAAATGGATTAAATACTCTTTCACCTTTTCTAGTACTAAAAAAGTTTGTTAAATTATTTTGTATAGCATCTCTAGTTAAATAATTTGATTTAAATACAGCAGGACCATTAAAAGGAATGTCTACTCCTACGGCTTTTCTAGCAATGCTATCAACTGGAAATTTATTATTAACTATTATTGCCATTTTTTATTTTTTCATTAATCCCATAATTTGGTCAATACCTACTTGACCTTCAGGAAGTGAACCGTTAATTGCATCTACAGGACCATTTACTTGCATATTACCAGCATATGCCGAGTTAGCCATTCCCCCTTGTTGCATTTCACCTAACATCCCCTGAAACATATCTCTTCGTTCTTGGGAGGTTAGTTGTTTTGGGTTATCCAACGTTGGTTGGGCATAGGATTCATTTACTGCTGTTTTAGGGGATTTTACTGCTTCAAGTAAAATTTCTCGCAACTCCTCTTGGATTGCTTCCTTTACAGCTTCCTTTAACATTTTTTTAAGTTCTGAGGTTTTCATGTGTATTTTTGTTATAAATATAGTTGATTAATAAGATGACAAATTATCTCGATCTATTATGAATTTTAATTCATTTACTAATACTGCGTTATTAGGGGTAAATGATAATTCTCCTTTAATTAAAGGAACACCATATGAATTATACCCAACAGCTCTAAATCTACTTACAGTAGGGGTAAAAGGTACTTCTTCAATTTCTATAATAAATCCATTATATGATATAGGTTCTTCTTCTTCAAAATTATTTTCACCTAATGCAGCATATTCTTTAACTTTATCTGAAATAGTAGGGAATTGGTCTGATAATTCTGGGTAACATTTATTTAGTTGATCAATTATTTCTTGTAATGGAATTATTATTCTTTTCAAAATAGCTGATACTAAACCTGTAGATGCAAATATAGCGTTAATTTGCCCTGTAACTTTAGGTAAACGAGGTGAACCATTATTATCATATAATATTAAATTTCTAAAGAAATCTAAATCATCCAATGCAGATACAATAGCTCCTGGGATTATGGGAATTGCTTTTGATGCTCCTGATATAGCGGGAATTGCAAGATTTAATACATTGGCTATTGTTTGGACTGTTTTTAAAGAATCTGAGGTAATACTTCCAATATTTGCTATTTTATCTATTTTTTCTACAGTTGCATTTAAATCATTTACAACTCCATTTAAAGGTATTAAGGCAGTTTCAACAATTTGTTTAGTAGGACATGAAGGTGAGGCTTCATTAGCTTTATTAAGAAGTGCTTCTAACCCCATTTGAATAGCTAATTGGGTTATAGTAGGAACCATTTGTTCTACCATTTTAATTCCTTCAATTTGAATTACAGTTTTTAAAACTGCTAATCCTTTAGGTTTATCAGGATCATTATTTTGGATATTTTTAAGATCCTCACGCAATGTTTCTTTTCTTTGCTTTCTTTCAGCTAAACGTTCTTTCAGATCTTCAGCGTTTTGTGCTCTTTTTTCCTTTCTTTTTGCCTGTTTAAGTCCATTAAAAGGATTATTTAATTTTCCTTTTAAATTAGTGGGATTAATATTACTATTATTTCCTATATCAATTATTTCTTTTGCCATTATATAGTAAAATTATCTTTAGAGGTAATATTTTTTAAATCTTTCTCAATTACCTTTAGAGAAGCTTCTGTAGTAGAAGCAATAGCATTTAATGTAGCCATAGGAACACCAGCAGGTACTCCTACTATTGTTTTACAAATAGTAGAAAATGATTTTAGTGTTGTTATTAATTCACCTAATAGGTCTACAGTTTGATTACCTAATAATAAAGGTTCATTTGCATCTTTAGAACCTAAATATATTTTATTACTTTGGATGTAAACATTTTCAGTATCAACATTAAAACTAGAATAAGCGTTTATATTAACTGACTTACCTGATGTCATTAATATGTGATCTGATTTACTGTTAAATAATAACCTACCAGAATTTAATATTATTTGGTTTTCTACATATTGGTTAGGTGTTGTAGGAGGATCAGATGGATAACTATCATAATTTAATGAGGCAACACTTATTGGAATTTGTTGAGTACTAGTAGCATATATAGAATTTAAATCTTCATTTATATTCTCATTAGTAGGAATCCAAGGTTGTGTTTGTGTTTGTGATTGTCCATTTACTAACATGAAAATAGGATCACCATTAGTACCTTGGGTTGACCATGGATTTTTATTTAAAACTGTAGATCCAAATCTTATACTTTGCCCCCATCTACCTTCATAGATTATGTCACCTTCATAAGGTTGTAAATTTTTAATCCCTTCCTTTTCTTCAAATGTATCCCCTAAATCTATATCTTCATTTTCAATTTCATCCGTATTTTGAGAAGCCCCAGCTTGGGCATTAGTATATGAATTTATTTTAGGTTTTGGAGATTCTTCTTCATTCCATTGATTTAAAGGATCAGGAAAACCATTTTGGTGAGTAGTATTCCATAAGTTAATGGGTAGGAAATAATAAAAATCAGTACGGTTTAAATCAACAAATTCTGGATTTTGGGTATCAACTGAAGGGAAGGTAAGAACATATGCTATTTCATTAATTAAAGGGACCTGCCTCATATTAGGAAATAATGGTTTAGCAAAATTATAATTTTCTAATAAATTATCAACTTCACCTTCAGATGAAGGAGGAACCGGTGATGTAAATGAATCAAATAATATTCCACTTAAAGCATCATACCCATTATATCTATCATATAGTTCAGAATAATTTTGATGGATATTTTCCATATCTAAAAAGGTAAAACGAACTCTTACAGGTTGGATTACAAACTGTGCATTACTATCAAATTTTGCAAAATTTTGATTATTTTGAGCTGCTAAACCTACTTGTCCGTACATTATTTTTCTGGATTATCTATTTGTAAATCTTGCATTGCTTGGAGCAATTGTTCTTTTTCATCCTCTGATATTGTGTATTCACCTTCTGAAGATTGGGTTGCTACTGCTCTTTGAATAATAGTAGCCATTTTGATAAGTTGCTCATCATTTTTTACTCCTATCTCCATATATTCTTTAATTAAGGGCACTACAAGAGTAGCATCACCTATATCGGAAATTAATGGTTTTAATTCGTTTATAAGAGCAGAAACTTGTTTCTTTTTTTCGTTTTGGTTAGTATAAATTTCTTGGAGAATATCCGAGAATTTTTTCTTTCCAAATATTACACTATCTAATTGTGACATAATACATACATTCTAGTTTATTATAAATATTAAAACTAAAAGTCTGTATAACCATTTTCTAGATAAAATACGTAATTATCTTTAAATATTGCGTATAATTGATTAGCTATTTTGGTAATTTTAGGGGTTTTAACATCTACCATTTCACGAATGTAAATGTAAAGTGCTTTTTTATTAAACACATCTATATTTTCTCTTTTACGAAATAATTCTAAAATGGCATCAGCAATCTCAGCATCTTTACCTTTAGGAAATAATTCAAAAATATTTTCAGTACAATATTCTGTAAATTCATCTATAAAAAGAGATAAAGTATCTTTTTGTAATTTATCATCTATTAAATACGAATGTTTATCATCATCTTCTAATATAGATACTGGTGCTTTGTCTACTCGTTTTTTATAATTCTTCTGGTTTGATAGAATTAGATATCGTTTTGCGATAGTACCGAAATAAGAATATGCTTTAGCCCCTCGGGTTGGGTCAAATTTATCTAATTTAGATAGTAAAAAAGTTATAACTTCATGTTGTAAATCCTCAATATTATCTACTTCTGTATAGTAAAATTTAAATGTATGAATTATATTTTCTGTTAATTTAAAAAAAGGATAGTGAATTCTTTCTCTATATAGATTACTTCTAACTTCTGGGTCAGGTTCGTTATTATATAAAACTATAGCATCCTCAGTATCTTGGGTGAAATAATTTTTTGACTTTTTTTTCCTTTTTCTAGGCATACTATAGGTTCTTAACATTAAAACTGTTTAATACAGATTGGATGTTTTTTAATTGTTCAAAGAAAAACCCAACCTCATCATCTGATTTAAATGAGCCCTTTTGGTCTATTTCTTTTAGACGTTTATCCGTTTCGTCTATATATTCTGAAAATTTATTAAGGTAAGTCATATATCCAGTTAAGATATCTTCCTGTTGTTCGTTCTTCTTCAGAAGGTTAAAGGTCGTAAATCCTAAGATTACGACCAGTACCGATAATATTATTGTAATTATTAACATCATAAATTGTCTAACATATTTTTAAGACCTTCACTTTTTAAATTATTAAGAGCCTTATTTTTGGACGTGGGTTTACTTATTTGTTTCTTATTGCCTCCCAATATAAAATTTTCTTTTGGGGACTCCACGTTATTCTTAAATTTAGGTAACCACTCAATTTCAAACTCAATTCTTGCTGCCATCATATCTGCCTGATGTAATATAAATGGTAATGAAGTTCTTGGTTTTGTTTCTGGCATAAATGATTTTAGATATTTTTCATTTGCTGGATCATATAAACCATCATGTGTTTGAATAGCCATCATCTCATTAAATGTATATTTAACATCATGTTCCTGAAGTAGAAATAATCCTCTATCGGGGACAGCAGCAAAAGCAATAGCTTTATTATGCATATATTCTTCACCTAATTTCTCTCTTCTCCATTTATCAGTCTGGGGTATATAAGATTCATGTTTAGAATCACCCATTTTACCTAAATCATGATTGATAGCTGAGAATACTAATTCTTCAGTAGTAAATGTAGTCATATCAGCACCAAAACCTTCCCAAACAGCAGACATTGATAAAGCAGCTTTAACTACTCTATTAACATGATCTACATAACCACCAGGAAAGGCAGAATGATATTCTTTTTTATGTGAGGCAGGCATAAGAGAAATACGATCTTCAAATTTCTCATAGAATGCTTTTAATTGTTCTTTACGTGGAGATGAAATATAAGTATCAATATTACTCATAAATTCAATCCAATTCATATGGATTTGTTCTGCTGTTAATTTCATAACTTTTATTTATTTATTAAACTTGTGATAAAAATATAAGTTACACATAGTGGAAATACTAGTGTAAATGATAAGAATTTTAATATGTTAGATAATCTATTCAATTTTAGTTTTCCCCTGCTGTCCTAGGTTCTCTTTGAACGTAATCCTTCACATCTTGAATAAGTTCTTTAGTTATTTGGATTTCATCTTTAAAATCTTTAGATGATCCTCCTCTAGATAACATTGATTCCATTCGAGACATACGTCCTTCGATTGATTCTAACTTTCTTGTAATAATTTCTCTATGTTGCATAATTTATATAATTTTGGACACCTCGGGGGTGTTATACCCCCTCATTCCATCCATTTCTTTTATCCTTTATTTTCCATTTCCCTTAATTCCCTTTTCCTGTACCCTAAAGATACGTGAAATAAATCTAAAATCCAAGTTTAAATAGAAAATTTATAAAATAAAATCAAGAATTGACTTTAAATGGGCACATTTCTCATACTCTTCGGTTTCTTCCCAATATGATATTGAAAACTTCAAATATGTTTCTAAGTACTCGTCCGCATAATATACTAAAGATTCCTGGCATTGCCTATCTGAGATATCTATTTTTGAGATCCAAAACCAAGCTCTATTATACACAACAAATTCCCCGGCAGTTTCAACATCATATATATCTAATTCTTCATCCATATCTGTAAAGAAATCCATTACTTTTGAATTAAATATTTTATGATTATGGATTAGTTTTTTAAACATACCAACCCAGAACATGGGGTGTTCCTGGTAGTTTTCTAAGATATAAGATAAATCATTTTCATGGTCAAAATCAGGTTTAGAACCTTCTCCATCATCAAATAAATTAAATATTTTGTCTGCATCCATGTACATAAATATATGTTTTTCCCGTTTTTTACGCGTTAATTATA